ATAGCAGTACGGAGATCGAGTTTCAGGTGGAGGTGCTGAACCACCGGATCAGTAAGCTACCCAACGGTTTTTACAATGCCCTGGACTCGGAGCGGCACACCTACAACACCATGTACAGCTACGAGTTTGACGACGAGAAGCGGTTGTACGTACACAAGCGGACGGACTACGATCCGGGTAAGCCGCTGGAGCAGAGCTGGGATTTCAACGCGGAGTTTACCTCGATGGTTGTGGCGCAGGAGCTCCAGGGCGAACAGCGGTTTATTGACACCCTGTATATCAAGTACGCGGATGTGAGCCTGGTGGAGAAACTGACGGGTGATTTCATTGAGCGGTACCGCGACCACAGGCGTAAATTGGTGGTCATCTATGGCGACAATGGAGGCAGTAAAAAGGACGCTGGCCGTAACAAAACCTTCTACCAGATTATCAAGGGCTTACTCACAAAGGCAGGCTGGTCTATTCAGGACAAAGTTCAGGACGCTTATCCTGCCTATCACATTCGACATCGTGTCATTAACACGTTACTTCAGGAGAGCAACACACGATTACCAAAGATTCGTATCAATGCATTGAACTGCAAAGCTCTATTGATCTCACTCCAGAACGCGCCCATCGACGGCACAACGTTCGAGAAAGTCAAGACATCGGAACGGAACAAGAACTTGCCTCAAGAGTATGCAACGCACCTATCTGATGCATTCGACTACATTCTATTTCGCAAGTTCTCCAAGCTGATCAGCGTCAGCGGCAACCGGACCAGTGGCATCGTGATCCGTTAGTCGGCTTGGCTCAGTCGGTCAGCTAAAGCCGCTGCATTCATCCATCAGTTATCAACTTCTTCAGCAACCGCTGGCCAGGCACTACACGTCTGGCCAGCGGTTGCTCCTCGTTTAGAAACGGCCCGCATATATTCCTTTTTTCAAAATTGGCGACCGCCATTCCGCTAAAGCGCGGGCGGTCTTCCGTGCGTTTGCCGGAAAAAAATACCCCCCGCCCGTTCGTAAAAATCTGACGTTGAGGACGAACGCCCCAAACCAGACCGGAAAAGTCTGGAAAACTCCGCCCCAAAACTTCTGTCCTACTGCCAGACCTTGCCAGAACTGAATTTTGAATCAAAAAACATGGCGGGATTCGGCATTTATCTGTCGCAGGTGCTATCGGAAATCAGAGTGAACGGACTAACCGGCGACGGGCCGTACTTCAGCCTGACCTACCAGAAAGCCGACGGCAGCTACGGCGAAAAACGGCGGGTTCGACGGCGGGCCAGTGACGTGCTACCAGCGAAGAAAGACCTGCTGTCAATTCGTACCGAAGTCAGGCGTGCCGGGAAGCTGCATCTGATGGATGACAACGGCCACCGGTTCGAGCTGCATATCCCGCTACTGAGAAGCTACAACGGTAAACTAATTGACCACCGATTCTAATGGGTGTAAAGAAATTTGGCAACGTGGCCATGCTGTCCACGCCGATACCAGCCGCAGCCGTGACCCTGCCGGACTACAACCGCGATGCCAACAGCGTCAGCGGCCTGTACAAACGGCCCTTCATGGCCGGAAAACGGTCGTACATGGTCTATCCGTGGGGGAGTAATAACCTGCTGCCAAACGAAATGATCGACCTGTACCGGTCCAACGGCGACGTAATGAACCTGGTGCAGGCCCGAATCGACTTCCTGTTCGGGGCGGGGTGCGGCTGGTATCGCACCAAAACCAACGAAAAAGGCCAGCCACAGCGCGAACCGTACAGCGATGCGGCCACGAAAGAGTTTGGTGAGGCCAATGATCTGGCAGCTATCGTCAACGCCCTGGCCTCGTCGCTGGTGGAGGTGGGCAATACGTTTGCCAATTTGTCCCGCGATCAGGGTAGTGCATTCCCGATAATCTCGGTTAAGGACGCGCTGTTGTGCCGGGCCGAGGTGGCCACCAAAGGTTACGTCGATAACTGGTTGCTGGCTCCCGACTGGCGTACCGTCCTTAATGGTCGCTCCATCGTGGCCGTACCTGCCTGGACAGCGGCCCGCCGGTCGGCTCCCGAAACGCTCCACCAGATAAAGCGGTCACAGACGGGGCAATTCTACTACGGGTTTGCCCAGTGGTGGGCGGCTGCCGAGTGGATTAAGCTGGCCAACCGCATTGCGCCGTTCCACAATGCCGGTCTGGATACCGAGTATAACGTGACCCGCATTTGCCGGGTGGCCAGCCGGTATTTTGAAACGTTCGGCGGAGAGACCGAGGAGGATCAGAAGGTCTTCAAAGACAAGTTTTACGAAGCGGTAGACAACCTGCTGTTTGGCAAAGAAGGCAAGAACCGGGTGCTGTTCGACGAGTGCGAAATCAGTATCGATGGCAAGCTGATTCCCTGGGTGGAAATCGTGGCCCTCGATAAGAGCATTTCGGGCAAAGAGTACACGGAGTTGTATCAGGCCGCTATCCTGGCGTTTGCCAACGCATCGGGCGTACTGGCCGGTCTGGCGGGTATCAACGACGGCAAGATGCTCGGCGGCTCCGGTTCCGAACTGCGCGTGTCGGCTGAGTACCAGCAGTTTTACCGGACACCCCGCGAACGGCAGGCCATTGAATCCTTCTTCAACCGGGTGGTAAAACCCGATCTCAAGCTGCCCGACGACGTGTCGTTCGGCTTTGAGAACATTCAGCTCGAAAGCCTGGACAAACAAAAGTCGGGTTCGTCGCAGAAAACCACGTCCACCACGCCGAATACGGCCAAAGAAACCCCAGCCAATGCTGCTTAAAGATGTCAACGATCTGCGCGTTCACCTCGGACGGGCCATCAATAGGGCCACCCAGGACGAGTTTCTGACGCCCTTCATTCAGTTGGCGCAGGATGAGTTTATCCTGCCCGCCATCGGCTCAGCCATGCTGGATGAACTCGATACGCAGTACAACAGTACCGACTCGACCGCGCTAACTCCGGCCAACCGAAAACTCTTAACGCAGTTACAGCGGCCTTTAGCCTGGTATGCTTACACGGCCTACCTGCCCTTTGCCATCGGCAACGATGGCGACAATGGCTTGCAGGAACAGGGAACCGACAAAACCCAACCCGTTCGCATTGGTGTGCTGGACAAACGGCAGCGGCAAAGCGTCGAAAACGCGGCCAACGCCCTCGAAACGGCCCTGTTGTTTCTGGATTTTCACCGGGCTGATTACCCGACCTGGACGGCATCGGACGCCTACAAAGCCACGCGGTTGCTGTTCATCCGCTCGGCCTCGATGCTGACGGCCCACCTGCCGCAGAGCGCCCGGAGTTACCGGCTGTTCCTGACGCTCCAGCCGTATCTGCTCCGGGCTGAGGTCAATAACATCTTACCGGTGCTGGGCGTCGATCAGTACACCGAGCTTAAAGCCTACCAGCAGACAAACTTTATCGTGCCGGAAATGGAGACGCTGCTGGATTGGATACGCCCGGCCCTGGCCTCTCAGGCGTATGCCGACGCCCTGTTTCACCTCAACGTGACCCAAACGGCGGGCGGTGCCCTGCGCATCCTGAGCGATTTCGACGGGATTTATAACGCCAAAGCGGTGTCTGACGACCTGCTGCAAACGGCCCGGTCCGAAGCCCGCGCCGAGGCCACACGGAGGCTGAAGACGCTGAAAACCTTCCTGACCAAGAACGCCGATCAGTACCCAACGTACAAGAACAGCCCCGCCGGGCAGGCTCCGAATCCGTTCGATCTGCCCGATAACAGCAGCTACAAAGGCATTTTCAGAATGCGCTAACTGACAATTCAAGATGGAACCTAAAAACGAGGACAATACCATGGTAGCCCGCAACGAACGGCCCCGCAACACCTTCCGGGTGGAGAAACCCGACACCAACGACATCGAGCAGCTCGCTCAGGAAGTCGAATCTGAAGAAGCCGAACTGGCGGGTGTGCTCGATGGCATTGCCCAGCGGCAGGAAAACCTGCGCATAAAACGCGAAAAAGCCGAAGCGGCCGTTCGGCAGGACAAATTCGACAAACGGGCCAGCCTGCTCGACGACGCCACCGACTGGCGCGAAATTGCCCGTACCAGTGCCGATGCCAACCGGGCTAAGGATTTCCTGCGTCGGGCCAAAGAGGCCGAAGCCGAGGCCACCCGCCTGGGCGTGGAGCTGAACCTCAACGAACCGGCCCCCGTGGAGCAGCCCCATGCCAAACCCAAGCGGCTCATTTCGACCGATAAGGCCATTGGGGTGATGATTGCCATGTTCATCTTCTTCATCGTCGTGACTTATATCGTGGGAGCCCCGCTGGAGGCCGATCCCATGAACGCCATTGGGCAGAGCATCATGAAGAACGCGCCCATTCGCGCCCTGCTGAGCTTCACGCTCACGTTCCTGACTTTTTTGGTTTCAGTGTTTTTCATCCGGGTAGCCTTCCCACAATTCTACAGAATATGGCACAATCGAATCGACACCGAGCGGTCGCTGGACTCGCTGTTAAACGAAGCACCTGCCTGGGCCGTGCTGCTCTCCTTATTGGGGCTATTCTTTATGTTCATGTCGCTGTTTGCCAGCTTCTACCAGGCTCTGTACGCCTGAGCCGGGTTGACTCGCTCAACAAGAAGCGGGTTTGCCTGCTCGAAACGGCGGCTTCGCAGGTGTACGTGAGGGAGAAAACCAACCGGAACGACCATCCGCAGATCGACGTCTATTTTCGGGCCATTGGCTGGGCGCACCCGGAGCGCATCAAAGCCAGTGCCAAGCCCTACTGCGGGGCCTTTGTGGGGTGGGTGCTGAAACAATGCGGCATCCCAACCCCCCAAGGGGCGAATCTGGCAGCAGTGGCCAGCTACAATGCC